TAGCCATTACAGGTATTACTATAAGAAAATGCTCGATAGGTGCGAAAAAATCTAACATTGAAGCAATTACCGCAATAGAAACAGCCTGTACCCAGCCGGTAAAATCTTGTATATATGGAATTAATCTTTGCATAATATCACATATTGAATAACACGGTAAAATAAGTGGATAATAAGGCAGCTATCTCAATCCAGAACATCGGTTTGCTCTGGTAGAACTTATACCAAAATGTGCCCTCTTTTTCTTCGACAATGCTTAATGCAGTATACCCTATATAGGCAAGCCATACTAACAACATTGGCCAGAGGTTCAATGCCACCCAAAGTTGCGATCCGGCAATACAGATGATTGCTCCAGCAGAATGTATCTTGCTCTCATAATCATCTTTGAAATTGGGAGCTGAACCAACAAAGAACATGCCAGCACAGGACAGAAATGCAATCCATTCCGTGTTTGGTTTACTTACCTCCAATATTGCAGGCATCAATAAACCGGCAGTCAGCCACATCGTTGCCATAAACCACAATTTATGCTCCAGATAGTAATAGGTAGCACTTATGGAATAAGGTACACCCTTAGTCTTTACACACACGGCAGCCGTGTAGGCCGCAATAACAAGCATTGAAATAATCGTCAAAATAGTTATCATACCAATCTTACATTTATGTTAATCAATTCTTTCAAATGGGCATATACCGGATTAATCGTACCATAAAAGCAGTAATATTTCTTCCTTACGCCGTCTTCCATTTCCGTATAATACTTTTCCTGTTCAAGCGTCATGCCTGGCGCATAGAGTTTGGGATCGTATTCAGTGCCTTTGTGATTTTCGTCCATGCGCTCATAAAGGGCAGCCGTATCTACCGAAGGAGGATATATTTCAAGAACCGGATTTATCGGTTGCCGGACTTTCCATAACCAGTCATCGTTAATTACCCGGTTGCCGGTATCCAACTTCCCGTTAATAAATTCTTTCCATTCCGCATGTGCGTATTTGGCACTAATCGCTTCATCATCCGTCAGTGACATTGCAGACACAGATTTACGGGTGATACGGGATAACTGCTTCTCTGAATCGTGCGTTTCCGTGTAGTTTACGGCTTCCTGTAATTCGGCTGTTGTTCTATGGATTACATCGGGGTAGCCCGTCACCTCAATCGCTTCTACATCTTCCACTGTCTCGGCAGCTTCAATATCAGAGAGTAACTTTTCTGATAGACCTATACAGATATCATTGTAGTCTGCCATCTCATTGAGAGCTTCCAATAACAGAGATGATTTATACGATTTCCCGTTTACTTCAACCGTATCTTTTCGGGCACACTGGTCTTTTAGAGACAAACGGTCGTATGTATATACATCGTTGTCCTCTATGTAATAGTGCCGGTAGTCGGTGTTGTAGACTTCCTGACGCTTCAAGTCTTTTGCAGTTTGAAGTTTTTCTTCCGGTGTCGGTTCGGGAATGGGTGTCAATTGCATATTGAACACTTCTTCTACGGATGCACCTTCGTTTGCCTCTTTAAAGGCAATCTGTTCTTCTGTCAGCAAAACGTACTTTCCTGCAACATAATCCTCCCATGTCGTGCCGATATCGTTGTTTGCTGTATCAAGCTTTTCCGGCATTGTGACATATATGTTTGCTGCGTCTTTTTGTATATATATATATTTACTCATATCACTTATATTTGTTTTATTCTTCGTAAGCCCAGTATCGGATCAGGACAGTGCCATCACCGCCTCTTAACGATGTTGCACCAGCTCCACCACCATACCCACCACCACCTAAAGCCCCCCCGTTACCGGAACCTTCCTTATAATCAGAAACACCTCCTATATTATTAGTTCCTCTGGCACCAGCACCACCTCCTGCATTTCTTTTGCCGGTCGGTTCTCCAAAGTCTCGAGTCGTATGGCCTTGTCCTTTACCTTTATTATAAGCACCATACAAATATGTAGATCCGTCTCCTCCATCCGAGCCTCCTGCACCTGTTGCTCCCACACCTTCATCACAACCACCGCCAGATCCACCATTTCCCCCAACATATCCCATACCATTTCCAGAATTGTCCCATCCTTTATTGTTCGTATAACCGCCATTGGCTCTATAGCTGATATTTAGAAATTGGGAATAACCACCATTAGCTCTAACGTTACCTCCTGCACCAACTATAATTGGAATAGCCTGACCTGGTGTGACAGGTATAGCATCACCATCTTTCCATCCAGTCGTATCTTTTTTGAAAGTCTTTGTATAGCCTCCTCCGGCACCAGCAGCATTCCCATTATATCCACTACCTCCTCCACCACCGACAAGAAACACATCAACCTCCCTACATCCCGCTGGAACCGTCCATGTGTAATTTCCTGCCGGATAAAACCGCTTCTGAAAGAATACTAACTTCTTACTTCCTATCGTCCTTCTTCTCAACATATCAATCTTTCTCTTTAACGGTTATTGAATACATGACACCACTCGTAGCGATCTTCAAAATAGACATCTCGAAAGGCACGCCGGAAGTAGTGGTAATAGAACTACCGGACATTGATCTAAAACTGCCAGTAGTAGGGATAGGCTGCGTAAAAGAAGCGGTAGGATTACAATCAAGATATATCTCTTCGCCTACATTCAGTGCCCTTGCAGACTCATTTATCGACAGGTTTGAAGCGGAGGATAGGGTAGCCTTAACCAACCTCTTGCTTGTCGGTATATTCACAAGAGTGGTGACAGTATTACTCCCTGTGCCGAAATTTACTATATCATCCACCCTCTTCTTGTCCTCCGCCGACATATACCCCGCTGTGGCGGAGGTGGCGGTAGGGGGAGTGAGGTATTCACCGTTGTCGGAGAGGTATTTTGTACCGGAGCCAGTATTTTGTAAACTTTGTCGATTAGATACCAAAGTATAGGTCTTGTCACTCTTATTAATAATTATGGCTATTATTGTCAACCATATAGAACGATCACCGGGGTCTACCGCTAAAATATTTGTTGTAATACCATATATTTCAGTAGAATTATTAATTGTTATCGGGCCAAATCCATCAGGGTCAGTCTCAATTCTTGCTGTTGTTATTCCTTTATTTACTGCATCAACTACCTTTTGATAATTTTCATCTGACAATGTACCATTCTCCTCTGGGAATAAAGTTGTAACATCCAGATACTGATTGCTCGCCACTATCTCCGACCACGCCCCATTGTTACGCCCGTAGGTTTTTCCGTCCTTTGGAGCTTCCTGCACATAGTTCGACAAGTCGACCTGCGTACTGCCAATATGCTCCGGCTTCCCGTCTATGAATATATACTCGTCGTAGATATCGTTACCCGACCCGGATTTGGGGACAAGATAGATAACATTACTTTCCCCCGGTTCCGGGAGAGAGTCAACCTTCTGAAGCGTTACACTATTAACGGCTGATATCAAAGACTGGACTTCTTCCTTTGTGTATGTTTCAGACTTTAGATAGTAATTTGTTAAATCGTTTACCGCTTTTGTGATAAAACCGCTATTGTTGGTCAGATCACTTGTTTTGGTTGGTATGACCGGTTCGGCATATTCCATGAACGTACCGGATGAACTGTTGTCTGAATCCGGAACAAACAAATACTTCTTTCCTGAAACAAGCCCAGCAGCGTCAACAAGCACATTACCCGTCCCTGCTCCGGCGGGTCCCGTCTGACCACGGGGAATGAAGAAATTCAAAATGTACTTCGGGTTGCCTTCGGGCGTCTCTCCATTCTCAACAACTTCAACTCTGGCTTCTTCTGAAGGATCAAGAGTTGTCGTTGTCCCCTGTTCAAAGACTGCCGGCTGACCGTCTTTGCCTTTAGGGGTAGTCAGGTTAAGAATGTATTTGGGATTGCCATCTTCGTCTACTCCGTTCTTGGTAAAGCTGCCGGAAGGGGTTTCACCAGAGGTGGCGTTTACGGATTCTAAGATGGGAGTTTTACCGGCATCCCCGGCATCGCCTTTGCTACCTTTAGGCAACGACATAGAAATCTCATATATCGGAGAGCCATCAACATCATTCTCTTTAAATGATATTTGTACGGTAGCAGGCTGTCCCGGTTCCAATGTAACAATCTCCCCGACTTCAAACTTGGGAGTTTTCCCGTCTGTACCCGGATCACCGGGGTTGCCTTTTGCCAGGACAAGATTGATATTGTATATCGGATTTCCCGAACCGTCCGCACCTCCAGGTGTCAATGTAACAGATGGAGAATCTCCTTCTGATACCGTACCAATTTTAAACTGCGGGGTTTTACCATCCACGCCTTGCAACGCTTTGATGGTTGCACGAACCGTTTTAAACGTGTTTCCCGACTGCTGAAAGGTCGGCAAAGACGAAATTCCCACAAGAGAATCAACCTCTTCGTACTGTCCCGGATCTTTCGCCGTAGACGCAATCAAATCCTCCACCGCTGCCGCAATCTTCTGCAAGTCTTCCGGCGTGATCGTTGTCCCGTCTGATAATATGATATCTCCTGCTGCCATAAGGGTTACTCTGTTACTGATTCATTAAATACTTGCGCGGAATCGTTTATTGCCTGTGAAATGATAGCAATCTGATCCAAAGGTTCGGTAATACCTGCTTTATCCAAAGAGATGTACATACGACCGTCTTTTTCAATCTTTACGGTTCCAATCCTTAAGTCATTTTTAAGGACATCGGCTCTAACCGACTCTACCGGCTTCCCGGTTTCCTGAACTATGGTGTAATTTAATTTTACACCTGAAACCTCTGCGTAACCGGATCGGTTTCTCGTGTCGTTGGTCAATTCCATACTATTCGCCTTTTAAAAGTTCAACAACTTGCCCATAAGCTCCAACCGTCAAAGCTTTTTCACAGACTCTTTTTATCAAGACTGAATCTTTGTCTTCAATCTCAATTGCTTCATTTGACGGGCTTATACGCACCATTAACTTGTATGCCTCATACTTTTCTTCGGCAGATAGGTTTTCACCGGAAGAAAAAAGTTGTGCACAAATAAGGTCTTTCAAAGATTGGATTTCGCCAGTCTTCGGATTTTCAACTTCTTTACCTTGATAGTTCTTAAAAGATACGTTAAAATTTACTTTCATGATTTTGTTATTTAAATTGATTGTTATTCTGCATAAACTATTCCTGTAGAAGCATCCCATTTTAATGTTTTGGGATCACCTGGGGATATTTGATTGGCACGAGGTAGATTACTAAATAGAATGGAAACTCGCTTATACCAATCATTATCACCAGGAAAATGAGCAAATCCTATGTCAATTTCTCTTCTTGCAACAGAATCGTTCCAGTTGAAAGCCGCATACAGTGCCGAATATACTGTAGCATTAGAATCCATAGCGATACCTGTAAATTGAGTTCCTCCTGTATTGTTGACCATATTAATAAAAGGATATCCGGCTACCATTGAGGTTTTAGCATTTGTTCCGACTTTAACATATTTATTCCATGATTCTTCAAAAGAGATATTACCTGTCGGATTTATAGAAAATGTTCCTCCATTATCCATGTTTGAACTTAATCTGTTACTTTCAATAGTAAATCCTCCTATTGTCCCCCTTACAGCTGCAAGACTTGTTACATATAAGTTATTCACATCAATCATAGACGTCTTTATGTAGCCATTTACTATTACTGTTGCAGACGTTAATGCATCAATGATTGACGCTTCTTTACTCCATTCCGGAAGGCTATTAAGCGCATCTTCTACACTGCCGGCTTTAGATATAGCACTTGCTGCGTCGGATATGGCTGTGGCTGCATCGTTGATTGCTTTCGTTGCATTACTATAAGCTGTATTTGCTGTATTGTTAGCACTTACAGCCTTGTTCCATGCGTCACTTGCGTCAGATAAGGCTTCATTTGCTTTCGATAATGCAGAGCTTGCATCCGATTGAATACCATTGATTGTTGACTGCAAAGAATAGTCAAACATGGAAAATGTAACAGCCCCAACAAGATTGATTCTGTTCGCCTGAATCAAGATACCATCTGTCCCGACATTGATCGCATTGACGATAGCCTTTCCGCTTTCCATTTCCTTCTTTGCAAACAAAGTAACACCATCCGCCTGCGTGATCCACCCGGCACTTTCTATCGTATTGTTGATATTATCCACCTTCGTAGATATACCAGACATCTGTTCTGCGGTAATCTGCAACTGACTGTCAAAGTGGACATAGATTTCTCCCGTCTCACTATCTACATAATCTTTTGTCGCCAACAGCTTGATGTATTCGTCTGTTTGGTCGATCTGTGTCTGCAACTTGACAATAGCATCCGCAATCTCATCAGAAAACAGCCCTACACCATAAATAAGTATCTCACCGGTGAACCTCAGTTCAAAATCACCTTTCCCGTTCCATTTCCCGACCTTAGACAGCTTTTGATAGCTGTCGCTTTCCGGTAGCTGTTCTTCATGATACAACTCGGTTCCCGGAATACCGAAACCGCAAGAACCGGGACGGAGCACCTTATAGAACAAAGAGAAAGAATACGTCTTTTCTTCTTCTTCCGTGTGATCCGGGATATTCATTATAGCATTCTGCTGAAGGATATACGTGTTCCTTATTCGCAGAACGTTTTGACCGTTGTCATTATAAATATCGGCAACTTGATCCTTTTCTACATAGAAGCTACCGTCCAGCCAAAGATATTCTCCACCTACGTTGATAAAATGAACGTTATTTGCGGCTGTCCAATAGTTTGTATTCTGGCTGAAAGAAGAGTTTACAAGGATGTTACCACCTTCTGCGGATATGTCGTTACGGATACTATCAATAAGGCTTTCAAACTTGCCGTTCATGGCAATAAAGGTCTGCTCAATGGTATCTCCGTTTTGAAGAATGAATGTCGAGTTTTCAACGTATATCCCGTTCAAATAAGCCCCATAACCAGACAACTGATCGCCTCTCTGTGTCCTGATTCCTGTCAGATGTCCAATACGGGCTTTCAACTTGCCTTCGGTGCTGGCATCAGTAATACCATCGTACACATCGATAAATGGCGCACCGCTATCGGCCGTTGTCAGATATATCAATCCCTGCCGGTCCGTATCTTCATTGTTACCCCAACGAAGGGCAAAATCTCCGGCTTCCGGTTGTCCTGTCCCTTCTATCAGAGGAATAGCTATATCAAAATAGTCACTGTCTACACCGATACAACGTCCGAAAAGATACTTGATACTGGTCGTTCCCGTCCGTGTCTGTATTCTGACACCGTCACCCTTACGCAGGTTCATAAGCATAAGACCATCCATATCGTCCATATAGCAGCGATAACGGTCAGACATCACTTCTACTCTGGCTATTTTGTTGATGTCAGAAACAATCTGGCTACCTCCTAAACCGTAAATCTGGGAATAAACAATCTCGTAAGCAGTGAATGTTTTTCGAATAAAGAGATTATCCATCTCCCCGGTGGCCGTCGGTGTGTCTATCTGCCATCCCCAACCGGTAAAACCGGATGCAAAAGTTGGCGATCCGGTATTGCCCCCCACATAGATATCACTCCGCACACGAAGCGAGTCCAATATGGCGGCGCCCGTACTCTGGATCTCCCAGCCTTTACCTTCCCAGC